TGTAGGTGTTGTTGTAGGTGTTGTTGTAGGTGTTGTTGTAGGTGTTGTTGTAGGTTTAGTATTTGATGATTCTTCATTTTGTTGCATTTTCTTCTCATTATTTATTTGTACTTCTAATACAACTAATTTGTCTAAAACAGTATTCATTCTATTTTGGTATTCAGTTTCATTATTCATGAGTAATGTTCTTAATTCATTAAGAATGGTCATACTAGTAGTTTCTTCTTCGAAACCCTCCACATTTTTTTTAGGTTTTAATATTTTTTTGAATAGCATTCTGAATAAAGTAATAGATAAGATCAAGGCTATAAATACAGGTAAATAAAATTTGACTTTATCTAATATAAGCTTCATTTATTTATATAAAAATAAAATTTAATTTAGTAAAATTGTTCTAAATATTATTTCAAGAAGAATTATTCTCATTTGTACTGTCAGCAGTGTTTGTGCTATTTGTAATATTTGAGAAAATTCTATTAACTTCGTTGACTCTAACTCTTGATATATCATTGACTGAATTATTACTACTGTTAGTTTTGGTTATAAAAATTAAGGCTATGATGACTATTATTACAAGTAAAGCGATTACACCCCCTACTATATAAATATCCATTTATTTTAATAAATATTTTTTTTATACAGAATTGTTCTCATTAGTATCATCATCGGATTCATCTACATCCTTGAGTGCTTTGCGCACGAGCATTTGATCCACTAAATTTGAAAAAGAAGATATAATTGTTTTTGTATCATTATCTTCAAATTTTTCAACATAATGTTTTCTCATACACCATATAATTATACCAATTAATAATAGTAGTAATGATACTATTGATAATTTATACAATAATTTCATATTTATATATATGTATAAAATAATTATGGAAAAGGCACCTTATATATTATTAATTGATCTAGATGGAACAATACAAGGAGATATTACTCCACAACTCAAAGAATACGTTTTGCAAAAATTTCTTGGAGTAAAATTAAACAAAAAACTTCTAGGCATAGATTATAAAAAAGGTCTTTTACGACCACATTTTAAAGATTTTATGAATATGATAGATACACATTATAAAAATAAAGTTGAATTATTTGTTTATACCGCTTCAGAAAAGAAATGGGCCAATTACATTGTTCCTATAATAGAGTCTGTAACAAATGTTAAATTTAATAGACCTATATTTACAAGAGAACAATGTAACATGAACAACATGACTGAAAAAGTTAAAAGCATATCAATAGTCAAACCTGCTATAATAAAAACGTTAAAGAAACAATATAAATCTATCACAAACAATGATATCATAAATAAAATATATTTGATTGATAACAATTATGTTTTAAAAGAGTCAAATTTTCTAATAAAATGTCCAACATATGACAAGGCAGTATTTATCAACGTCTTACGTACATTAGATGATAATATCAAACAAAGTAAGTTTAAAGATATCTGTAAAGTTATACTGAACGATGATTGTAATAATAAATGGGAAATGATGCAACGAATCTATGATGATGCTTTCAAGAAATTTATATATTATGATGAAAAAAATAATGCATACAAGAATGATGAATTTTGGGAAAAAGTTAAATTCGTATTCGAAAATAATAAACAACATAATATGAAAGTAATAATAAATCACTTAAAAGATATTATTAAAATTACAGTGTAATATTAAATGGTAAAAATACTGGCATTCGATGTAGGTATCAAAAATCTTTCATATTGTCTCATTGAAGATGACTCAATTCTTGACTGGGATCTTATAAATCTTGTTGAAAATGAAAAAACCAAGAAAAATGACTTGCATGAATTATCTTCTATTCTATTTCACGTGTTAAAAGACAAATTTGAACATATTGATATCGATTATATTGTAATTGAAAATCAACCTGTGCTTAAAAATCCCACTATGAAATCTATCCAAATGCTCATTTATTCATACTTTGCCTATCTAAAACATATCGAAGAACGAGATACGATGGGTGTTAATTTCATTGGTGCAAGTACAAAAGTTAAACTAGCTGAAAAAATACTTAAAGAAAAAGGTATTGAAATGGATAAATGTTCCAGTAAATATCAGTATAATAAAAAAATCTCAATCAAATGCACATCAGAATTGTTGATCAATACTAATGAAGAATTACATGATTTTTTCGTTAGTCATAAAAAAAAAGATGACTTAGCTGATTGTTATCTATTGGCATTGGTTAAATTTAATAAAATATAGATAGATAATGAAAATTATTTAAAAGTATTCATTTATGTGAATACAAGCAAAGCACAAATGGACTTTACAGAAGACGATTTAACATTTTTTGTCAAAAATATTTGGACAGATGTTCTGTCATCAAATGATGGAGGTATGGGTGCACCAGATCTGTTTTCCCTTTGGTTTACATTGAATAAGTTTCAACCAAAAGTAGTCATCGAATCGGGTGTTTTCAACGGTATATCTACAAAACTCATTAGAAATGCATTACCAGATTGTAAAATTATTTGTCTTGATCCAAGAAATATACCAAATTCAGGTTATGTTGATCACAATAAAAATACAGTATATCACATAGGTGCAAATTTCATAGATTTTAAAAATTTAGATATCAGTGAATATAACCCTAATGATATTTTATGTTTCTTTGATTGTCATCAAAATGCATACATTAGATTAAAACAAGCTATTGCAAAAAATATTACTAAATTGTTTTTTAACGATAATTACCCTAAAAATTGTGGTTCTCATTTCACACTCGAACACTTGAAAAATAATGATGAAAGATTATACAGAGTGAATCCTGGCGAAAAAGAATCAATTGAAAAATTGATAAAGACATATCATATATTCCCTAACATTTATCCTGGTAAAATTTTAACTGGTGAAGGATATTTTGAATGCAAATCTTTTTACCCTACTGATAATGATATTGTATCATTTAAAATATTTAAACAAGAAAGAAACAGATATCGTTGGAATACATTCATAGAATGCAGTCATTAATTTTCAATTGTGAATCTATTTTCTACTCCATGTGGTCTTTCAAGTTTTGGTTGATTACCGTATAATGTGTTATTACGTTTCATATCTTTCAGTGCAGATTTCATTAATTTTAATTTTGATAAATCTATTTTTTCCTTTTGAACCATTTTTGATTTTGAGTGTGAGTGTGAATTTTTATAAAACATTAGTTTTTTATTAAATCCTCCTGATTGTGTGTTATTATCAATTTTTTGTATGTCTATGTCATTTAAATTCGGAATATTTCTTTGAAATTCATTGACATTTAACAAAGATTTTTTTAACCATGGTGGAATAAATGGATTATTGAAATTTCTCATAAGTAAATTTTTTATAGAGTAAGCTAACTTATCATTTTTTGTTAATATATGATAAAACACGTTACCTAAGCACCAATAATCTTTTGAATATAACTTATAATTTTTTTCAAAATCATTACGAGATGTATTGGTTAAGTCATCATATTTGAAACTCTCGGGAACAATATATTCTTTCGTTCCACTATATAAAACATCATTTATTTGTTTTTGTTTTTCATTAACGTTTACAACAAATGATAAACCAAAATCACAGTATTTAATACCAAAATCTGGCATTATAAGTATATTTTCATCTTTTATATCATTATGTATTATTCCTTGATCATGTATATATTTCATACCTTTCAATAAATTATCCATTATAGCATACTCTTCAATAACTAACAATGTTTCTTTCTCTTCCAACAAAAATAGTCGCAAGTCTTTTTGTGCACATGGTAATATTATATAATTATCACTCAAATTACCATAAGAACATATATATTCAATAATGTTTCTATGACTTAATTTCATTAATATCGTAATTTCATTATGAACAATGTCTTCACTCTCAACATTAGAACGTTTCATTACATAAGTAACACTATTACATACAAATTTACTTACTTTACCAAATCCTCCTACACCTACTACTTCTTTGTTATGTGGGTTATGGATACAGTCTTTCATTTCACTTTCACATTCCTTACCGATATCTACAACTCCACCCAATTTTCTATTATTTTGATAGAGATTATTGTTCTTATATGTATACAGTTTTTTTTTCGAGAAAAAAGTAAATGTCTCATTCATTTGTTTATTAATCTATACACATGTTATTGTCCAGTGCTACCAAAACCACCACTACCTCTGTCTGTATCTTCGAGTCCATTGATACAATCCACAACTTTTGGATTTTCAATTTTTTTTACAATTAATTGTGCAACTCTATCACCTTGTTTAAACGTAAGTGTTTCACTTGTCATATTAAACAGAAGAATCTTCACTTCACCTGTATAGTTTCTATCAATCACACCTGCATTAACAAATACTCCTTTCATACTCATACTACTCCTAGGTGCAATTTGTCCATATGTTCCTTGGGGAACAGTGAAACAAATACCAGAACTTACAAGATATTTACTCCATGGTTCAATGGTAAAATCTTGATCCGATGATAAATCGAACCCTGCATCTTCATCGTGTTTTTTATAAGGAAGTTTAGCGGTATCTGTAAGTCTATGCACGTTAAGAAGTTTGAACTCGGTAGATTCAAGACAAGTCATAATGTAGATTATTATAGTATGATTAAATACTCATATTTAAATCAATTTTTATGCGTATTTTAAATCACTTAAAGTTTCTATTTAGAATTTAATTATAAATAATCGTTATGGAAAAAATATTCGAAATTCAAGATAACGAAAATGAATCAGAAAATGAACAAGAAATGCCCACAATGCCACGTAGTAGTGGTCATTTTGTTTCCCCGAACTTAGATGTTAATGATTTTGGAATTGAAATGCTTATGAATGATAAATCCAAAAAAAATCATGATGAACTCTCCGCCGCAAGTGAAGAAAGTAAGTTATTCGACTCCGAAGATGATGATGAGGAAAAATCTGAAGAAGATGAACAAAGTGATCATAATAATAACAATTCTTATAAAGGATATAATCATGCTAACAATGGTGGTGGTAGCGGTTTTGGATATTCTTATCGCGATCCCCACGCAGAGAAAAAAGAAAAAGCTGAAATGCTTTATCAATTTGATAGATTAGAAAAGAAAGGATTCAAACTTCCTAGAAAATTCACTATGGAATCATCACTTGATGAGATGAAAAGTGAATTCGAAAGATTAAAGAAGGATAAAGAAGTAGACAATAGTGTTAGTTTTCAAAGAAAAATGCTTGTTGCGGCAGTGACTGGTGTAGAATTTTTGAATAACAAATTTGATCCATTTGATGTTAAACTTGATGGTTGGTCTGAAAGTATCAATGATAACCTTGGTGAATATGATGATATTTTCGAAGAACTTCATGAAAAATACAAATCCAAATCTAAGATGGCTCCTGAATTGCGACTCATTATGGCACTTGCTGGAAGTGGATTTATGTTTCATCTCACCAACACTATGTTCAAATCCAATCTTCCCGGATTTGACCAGGTGATGAAACAAAATCCAGATCTCATGAAACAATTCGCTTCTGCCACTGCAAACACTATGTCTCAAAACGATAATACTGGTATGGCTGGAATGTTTTCCAATATGTTCAAAGGTGCTGGAAACTCCCCTCCACCACAAGAACCTCGTAAAACTCAAATGAAAGGACCATCTAATTTAGATGATATCTTAAAAAACATCGAAAATGATGATAGATTGGATGGTATGAGTTCTGTAAGTCAATCAGAACTATCAGAAATGACTGATACTCGTAGTGTAGGAGGACGACGAAGAAGCAAAAAAACACTTAATATATAAATTATTATTTTAACTGATCATTCTCAATAATAATTTAAAAAATGATCCGTATTTTCAAATATATCTAAAACAAAAACATTATCAAACATTTACACAATTAAAAAATTATGATTTGGTCTAATCATTTGACATGCCGTGCCATAAAAAAAGATGGTAATCGTTGCAAGTATTTTTGTGGTGATAATTTTGTGTGTGGTATACATGCTCATAAAGCTGAATCTTTGCAGTGTTCTATTTGTCATGAAGATATGATTCGTTCACAATCAATAACTACTGATTGTAATCATACTTTTCATATTGAATGCTACGAAGAATGGAGAAATCAGAGTAATGGAAATTCTTGTCCACTATGTAGAGAGAAAATACCAAAGTTGGATAGACAAGAAATTGAATCACTTACAAATACT